GCAGCCTTGAGTGAATTGAGCTAAAGACAACCATACCTTGCTCAATCAACGCAACCGTTGTGCCAACCGGCATGTTTGGATTACCGTCCGATAGCTTCTCAAAGCTTGTTTGAACTACGCGTTGACCTGCATCAACCAAGAATCCTAATAATTGGAATAGTACCTGTGACGGCGGGTTAAACGGTAGAGGCATTGCAATCTTACGCACATCATCCACCAAAGCACCGCCTTCAATCTCAACAACTTCCGTTGGTTGTAAATTGATTGTTTGACCATTGGGTCCACCTTTCAACTTCAACATTGTTGGGATGTTTTGAATGTGCGCAGAATCCAGCAAGGCACGCAAGGCGCCAGTTGCAGCACCCGATAACCCACCTACCATGTGAGTTAACCCAATCGGGTAAGCACCTCTCCAAGGAATAAACGGGAACTCAACAATCCAGTCCATCTCAAGATGATGGTCGTCATCAACTTCCCAGTTACGGTACAAACACAGACATTTCTGTGTAGACTTGTCAATTGTAATGACATAGGGTCTTACCTCACCATCGTCTTCAATCGCAAAGCTAGTATATATGTTGAATACTATGCGCAACCCATCCTCGTTGTAAGACGACTCTTCGCGACCCTCTATCTTATCATTAGCTAAACTTGCTTTGCTAAATTCAAGTTGATCAGGTTCACCGAGGTCGACGTCGCTATACATCCCGGATTTAACACGCTCTTGATACTTATATTTGGTTAGGTATTCAACCCGGGTTTTACGCTCCGCTGTATAGAAATTGGTAGCCGCAAACGGCAAGTAAATATCATCAATGGCAACAAATTCAACTGAAGGTCTACGATTTTTTGCATTCCAATAGATTTGCATGTACTGAGCACCGCCTAATGGCAGTTGCGTTGCAAGTTGTTCTAACTCACCTCGCATTTCAACAATCTGCTGGGTGCATTGCCAATTCATAAAATCAGCTTTGCGTTGTGCCTTTTCTAACTTGGCTTGATCCGCTTTACCTATAATCTTTGACTTAACTGGGCCATTTGCAGGAAAGATCTCTTTCATAACACGAGCTGAGAAATCAACGCAGGCTTGCACTAGCATTGGGTGCACAACCTTATTTGCACCGTTAAAGCTAGCGCCTCCAGGGGCGTCGTCACCTAAACCAGTACGACGCAAACCTTCTTCATAGAGCTTGTCACGCTTTTCGCGTGATTTCTTATCGCGTTCAATCTTATCTAGAAGGTCGTTAACTACGATAGACAAGTCGCCACGGTCTACCTCATCACAAATGTTAGCAAAGTGCTTTAAGTCGCGCTGTAGATTTTCCTCTTCCAATTGAACAATGGCGCCACCGTCTTCGGTATCTGTGACTTTATTGTCATCCTCAGTCACTTCTAACGTCTCGCCTCCGTCTAATTCAACAGGTTTATTTTCTTCTAATTCAGTAGGTTTATTTTCTTCTAATTCAGTAGGTTTATTTTTTTTAGCCATACATTTCCTCTTCGAATCTTGCAACTAAACCGTTTATATTATTCGGATTATATTCCACAAAACCACCGTGCGCAAAGCCCTCAAACGCATGTTTAGACTCTTCCCAATACGAAGGGTCATTTTGTATCAACCGATGACGCCGCTCGATGTCGGCTAGACCTGGCCCTTGATCTGGCAATTGTTGGATAGCTTGATCGTATTGTTCTTTTGTAATGAACCGATTGTCCGGGAGTTTATACAAACCTGCATTTCCTAAATTGTTAACACTCTCCCATTTACCGGATTTCACAAAATCCTGTATAAAAGGTAATGCTTCCTCTGAAGGTGCGCTGTTGGAACGACCTTTGATTTGAGCGATGCTCGACTTAAATGCGTCATTTAACTGTGGGTTTTTCAACATATAATTGTCGAATGTGTCCTGGCCATGGGTCTCGATAAATGAATTTTTAAATTCCTCTAGTGACTTAAAGTCACCTGAAGGGGGCGTTACCTCAATAGTTGCATGAGGCTTGCCTGTAGAATCCCGCAGACTAAATATCTTAGACCTCCCCTGAATCACATCGTCACAATAACCCCCAACGCAATGAGCCATCTGATTACCCTCGTAGCTGAGGGCGTCTTTAAGTAATTGTCCACCTTCCATCTCATCCCCACGTCCCAATTCAGGCATCTTCAACTCTACCCACTTCATCCCCTTCGGGTTATTCTCGGCATACTCCTTGAAGGTGTGAGTGGCAGCATTGTTCGCCCTGACTAAATCAGCCGCGTCCCTTTGTACTGAACGCCATGCGTTTATTTTGTCAACGTGGGCAGATGCTTGCGCAACGTTCATTTTAGTAAAGTCTTTTTCTTTGAGTAATAAATTGACTGGCAAACCTGACGTTGGGTTTAGTGCGTTGGCTAGTTCATCCACGAGGTGTGGAAATTGACCGAGACGCGATAGTTGGGTGCTATATAAGCTATATATTGGGGTCTCAGGCGGGACTTTAGACAACCATGGATTGTTATACCTTTGGCCAGAGGGGATCTCCTCAGCGGCCCTAACCCGGGTCGCCGCATCCGTGACCGACTCCCACTTACGTGCAAGATCCGATATACCCATTCCTTGAGCAGGAAAACCGGCGAATTCACGACGGAGGTTCAAATTACTGTAGTCGCTATCAGCTACCGGGGCCATTTCACCGTGTAACCCCGTACGTCTCTCGATCAGCTCCCGCTCCTTCTCAAGCTCCCTGATTCTAGCTTGAGATTGGGTCATCATTTCAGGGGTGAATCCCCTAGTAGCACGGGCTTTCTCCATATCGACTATGGCTTTGTCGATCTGCATTTGTTTACCAATTAGCAACCCTACCTTCTCGGCCCGCCACGCATCAATCCCCAAGCGAATAGGGTCTTTCTCGGTTGACATGTCGTTCTTAATATACTTGGTTAGAGTATTGTCGAGCCACTTATTAACATTGTCATTGGCGATCTGTTCAGGGGTCATCAAACCCCTAGTGAGCTTTTGCTGTTGGTCAATTGGAAGTGCCCTGAATTCAGATGAAGTCATCCCTAATTGCCTAAGAGGGTCCCAGTCACGACCGCCAAATACAGACTTCTTCAATAAATCACTTGTCTCCTGCGCCACGCCATCCAACCAATTACCCCCTTTAGGTTTTATAACATGCGCCGGGGCAGCCGTTGCCATTGCAAACTCTTTAGCTGCATGACTTACCGCGCTAGGGGTCGACGCTATAACGCGCAAAGGTGACATTGGGCCTGTGTATAACCCGCCCACAATTTTACCTGCTTCTGTTGTTGCTCTACCAACGGGCGTTGCACTTACGCTGCGCAACGGTAGACGTGACTCAATGTCTGATGACGTTGGAAGGAATGTATCTTGCGACGGTGTAGGTAGTGATTTGCCCGAAAATCCAGGCACTACTGGCAACACATATTCATTGAGCCCTGCGGGTAACATTCTAATCAACGACTCAATGTCACCTGGTGCACCTAACGCACCGGATACAAGACCCCGAGCGGCGGCTAAGGGCATATCTGCAGATGCCCGCCGGTCATTCTGCCATTCAGGCCTTCTACCTGCAGAACGATAGCGGGGTGGAGAGAATGAGTCTAAACTATCAACCATGGCAAGAACACTCCTTAGTTTGGGTTAACCCACCCTTGGCAAATTTCTTCTTAGTTAAAAGCTCAACAACAGGCTCCACAGTTACCGTGTTTCCCTTAATGGATGTAATTTTAAGAGGAAGATTTCTTGGAAGAAGCACCTCCTTCTCGCCTATCTTCTCAATCGCATCCATGTCAAATGCGTTTAGCCCGGGCTGTGCTTTTATATGAAAAACCACTGGCTTATCACCCCGGTTCAGCGCCTCGGCAAACTTCGATTTCGCAATTTTTGCATCGGTAGTGGTAGAAACATATCCAGTGTCCTGAAAAACATGGCCAATTTTTAGGTTTTCCATGTTTTGGCCGAAAATCTGTCTAGCGTCCCTGACACCTCGATACAGGTCAACAGGTTGCTTTAATACGGACTTGGCGAGGCCATCATCAATACCGGTGATTAATGCATTAAGAGTTTCCGGGCCATGCTCAACCCCATAGCGTTTTGTTGCGCCTGTTCGTAAAAAGTTTTGCAGCGTGGTGTATCCACCAATTTCAGAACCGTATGCGGCCGCTTGGTATTCTTTCAATCCTCTTTTTGCCTCTGCGGATATTTCCCCGACATCCATCGCCCCTGATTTCATCATCGCCATCGGCCCTATAACAGAGGGCTCTAGACCTGTGTCAGCTGATTGTCGTAATGCCTGACGTATTTGATCAGCTTGATTGGGTGCCTCTCTCATCAATAGCTTTTTTAGGAACCCAGCGTCAGCATCGCTCGACCCTGTTGCGGCGAGTAATGCTAGTGCCGTTTTGACCCCGACCTTACCTGTGGCTACAGGTAGCAACGCAAGATCAACTACATCCTGAGGGATTATAAACTTGGCAGCTTCTTTAATTGTTGCATCCATCGCAGCCTTGGTTTCGGGTGATGACGGTGTTGCACGTTGCTTTCGGTAGAATTCAAACGCGGGTTTATTAAGATCGTCAGAAGAGAGATCGATCTCCCCGCCTTCGGCGAATAACTCTTGTTGATTAGACTTCTCGTTCAACGCAGCGTTCCGCTTTGCTAACCAGTCTGAAAATGTGGG